TAATCATGCCAAAGAGTTTAATGGCAGACATAAGAACTGGTTCTGTTGAACTAGAAGACGAAACAATTGACCTACAAGATCTAGATGATGCATATGATCAAGACTTGGATCAGCAACAGATTATGGATCAAAGTACACAACAAGAAATGGATGCAAATATTGATGTCCAAGTTTAATTTAACAGAAGGCTTAGGCTACAAAGACCTAGCAGGCATGCTTAAGAACACAATGTACATTGATGACTTTTCATCAAAGATGGGCGACGATGATGAAATAGTTGTTGCAAGTTTCTTTGTTAGAGATAGACAAGCAGCAATTGACATTGTTAACTGGTTTGAAAAAGGTTATGACTTTGTGTTAGACGCTGATATGAGCCCAGGTGAAGTTAAACCCAATAGATTTCTAGTGTACATTGAAATAAAACGTAGAAGTTACACTGCTGATAATCTTGTACAACTATTAGATGACTTCAGCACACTGACTGAATATGAAGGTGACGGTTGGACCATGGGTTATAAAGGCAAAGAAATGCCTTTCACTGTAGAAACGTACAATGAACTAGTACCAACATCACCACAACAATATAGAGAACGTGAGCAATTTGAACTCAATGAGATGAGAACTGCAGCCGGTCTTCCTCCCAAAGCTATATACAACAAAGACAAACAAGCACAAGACATAAAGAATCTGTTAACCAACGCAGGAATGTAAATGCCCTATAATAGAGTTATCGCTATTGGCGATAGTTTCACTAGAGGTGATGAACTGGCTGATTGTCCGCCTCAGACTGAAATTGATGACTGTGCTAGTTCTTTCACTTGGCCAGCATTATTTGCAAAATCATTAGATGCAACATATCAATCATGCTCACTTGGTGGAGCAGGCAATCAATGGATAAGTTGGCAAGTTGCTTGTCGTCTAAAACCAGATACACTATATATTGTAAATTGGTCATGGTTTGAAAGGTTTGATTACGTTGATATTGAAACAGATCTTTGGACGACAACTCATCCACAACACGAGGACAAGTTAAATCATTATTTTTATCGTAATATAGATAGTGATATCTGGAACTTGCATAGAAACTTGCAACAGATGCACAGTACTATTTGTTTATTAAAACAAAACAATATTGATTTCATTATGACTTGTTTAGATACACACTATAGTCTTACCTACAATGATATGCGATCTCCAAACCCTGGAACTATAGCCTGGACAAGAGCAATATCAAGTTTGCAAGAACAAGTAGTACCACACATTTTGAATTTTGACGGTATGACTTTTTTAGAATGGAGTAAGCATAAAAATTTTCAATTTGGACCTAACGGGCACCCTTTAGAAAAAGCACATGCAGAGGCCGCAGAGTACATAAATACCAACGTAATAAAAGGAATGACAAATGAACATAGATAAACTTAGAGAAGAGATTGCATATGACGAAGGCTCAGTTAATAAAATATACCTCGACCATCTCGGCTTGCCTACTTTTGGTATCGGTCATTTGGTCCTGGCTAGTGATCCAGAGTATGGACAAGAAGTTGGAACGCCTGTCTCAGAAGATAGATGCAATTCAGCCTTCGACAGTGACGTCCAAACCGTCCTCGCCGACTGCGAGCGACTATATCCTGACTTTGATGACCTCCCAGAAGAAGTCCAATTAATCATTGCTAACATGATGTTCAACATGGGCCGACCGAGACTAAGCAAGTTTAAAGGCATGAAACGTGGAGTAGATGCCAAAGACTGGAACTCAGCCGCTGATGAAATGGTTGATTCAAACTGGTACAAACAAGTAACTAAACGTGCAGACAGACTAGTAGCACGTATGAGAGCAGTACAGATAGACGACTAATGGCTAGAATATACGCATTATTAATAATACTTGCAATACTTGGTGGTTGCGGATACGGAGTGTATCTCTATTACAAGGATACACAAGCACGTATAGCAACACTGCGAACTAATAATGCTAACTTAGAATCTAGTAATAAAAGTCTCGAAGCAAAGATCACTGCAATGAATGAGAATGCACTAAAGCAAGCAAAGTTATCTCAAGAACTCACAGACAACTTAGAAAAAGCACGTAAAGCAAACACAGTAATCAAGGACCTGTTGGCAAAAACTGATCTTGTAAAAAACAGTTTAGCAGATCCACTAGCATCTGAAAAGAGAATAAATGAAAAAATTGATAGTTTTTTCAAGTCTATTGAGTCTGCTACTGTTAAGTAGTTGCTCTTGGAAGCCTGAAAAAGAAATTGTAACAAAAGTTGAAGTGTACAAGCCAACCATTCAAGTTGTGCCGAGACCAAAAGTACTATCTCTTAAAGATGCAAACATAGTTGTAATCACAGAAAAGAACTTGAAAGAAGTTATACAACGTGTAAAAGACATGCAAGGAAGTTTTGTTGTGTATGCTCTTGATCCAAAAAGTTTCGAAGCACTGGCAATAAACATGGAAGAGATAAAGTTATACATCGAAGAACAAAACAAAATTATACTTTACTATGAAAAGTCTGTCACAGAAGAGCTTGACAAAACACAAAAAAAATAGTATAATACACTATGAATAATCCATATAGCACATTAGGTGTTGCAAAAGGTGCAACTGCTGATACTATCAAGCGAGCTTATAAAGAAAAAGCCAAAGAGCACCATCCTGACCGCGGCGGTGATGCAAACAAGTTTGCTGAAATCAGTAATGCATATGATATTCTTAAAGACCCAAACAAACGTGCATACTATGATCATACAGGATCAACAGATCAAAGACAACAGCAACAACGTGGACCATTTGGTTTTGAAGATATCTTTAGTCAAGTGTTTCGACAACAACGTCAACCACAACGTCCTCCAGAGGCTAGAATAAGTATAGTAATTGATTTATCAGATTCAATACGTGGAGGAAAACGCATAATAGGAGTACAAACTCCATTAGGCACAAGTAATGTTGAAATAGATGTGCCTAGAGGTATAGTGCATGGAGAAAATGTACGTTATTCTAAAGCAGCACCTGGTGGATTAGACCTGGTTGTTAGTTTTAGAATCAGACCCCATCCAGAATGGCAACGTAACGGAATGGATATGCACACTGAAATCAAAGTTGATTTCTGGACCTTGATAATCGGCGGTGACGTAACTGTAATTGATATTCTTGGAAAAAAATATGATTTACGCATACCTCCGCGTACCAATCCTGGATCAGTTATGAGATTAGGACAGTGCGGAGTGTTTAGAGATAGACACAATCCTGGAGACATATTTGTGAAACTTATAGCAACACTTCCAGCCCACATACCTGATGAAGTTATTGAGACCATTAGAAAGTACAAATAAATACTATAAACTAAGGAGCAACATGCAGAATAATCCTGAAATTGAAAGCATATTAGCACAGGCACTAAAGATTGCCGTACACAAGAAACACGAATATGTAACACTTGAGCATTTAACTTTGGCATTGATAAGGCATAGTCGTTTTTGGAGATGTCTCGAACAATTTGGTGTATCTCCACAAGCAATTGAACACGACCTTAAATTATATCTTGATAGTCAAGCCATACTGACAGCTAACAAAAATCTTAAAAAAGAACCAAGAAAAACCAATGCACTTGAAAGAGTTTTTAATAGAGCTTTAACACAAGTTATGTTTGGTGGCAGACGTAGCATGAGTACCATTGATATATGGCTTGCTATAATGGCTGAAAATAACAGTCATGCAGTTTATTTTATGCAAAAACACGGAGTAAGCAAACAAGAATTTGTAATGCACTGGCAACAATCTTACGAGACTAAAAGCAATTCTGAAACAATGCCTCTTAATGATGCTAACGACATACTAGATGAACATTGTATTAACATTTCTAAATTAGCAGTTGAAGATAAACTTGAACCAGTCATTGGACGTGAATTTGAACTTGAAGAAATTGTTACTGTTTTAGCAAAACGTTTTAAAAGCAATGTACTAATGGTTGGCGATCCAGGTGTAGGTAAAACTGCTATTGCAGAAGGACTTGCTACACGTATCAAAGAAAATACTGTACCAAAATTTATACAAAACTTTGAAGTATGGGGATTAGAAATAGGCAGTTTACTTGCAGGTTCAAAGTATAGAGGCGAGTTTGAAGAGAAACTGAAAGACGTCATCTCTGCATTAGAAACAAAGAAAAATTGTATACTGTTTATTGATGAAGCTCATACTATGAAGGGTGCTGGTGCAACTGGCGGAAGTAGTTTAGACTTTGCTAACATGATAAAACCAGCAATTACAAAAGGCAACCTAAAAGTAATAGCCAGCACAACTTGGGAGGAGTTTTACGAGAGCTTTGAAAAAGATCGTGCGTTAATGAGACGCTTCTACAGAGTTAGCATTGACGAGCCCGACAAAGATACAACAGTTAAGATTTTGCAAGGACTCAAACCTCGCTTAGAGAAGTTCCATAATGTACAAATTAGTGAACCTGCAATAACAAAAGCCGTCGAAATGGCAACTAGATATATGAGTGATAAGAAAAATCCTGACAAGAGTATCGACTTGATTGATGCTGCATGTGCAGTTGAACGTATCAAAGATAAACAAGGTTTAGTCGTTGATGAGGAACTGATTGATATACAAGTTGCAAGGATTGCAAACATTCCTGAAAGCAAAGTTACTAGCGACGTAAGTGAAAAAGTAAAAGATTTAGATAGTAATATCAAACAGAAACTGTTTGGACAAGACCATGTAGTTGAAGAAGTACTAGAAAGATTATATGTAAACTATGCAGGTATAGGAACACCAAGCCGTCCAATGGGTGCATTCTTATTTTTAGGGCCAACAGGTACAGGTAAAACAGAATTTGCTAAATTATTAAGCAGTAACTTAGACATGCATATGTTGCGATACGATATGAGTGAATACCAAGATAAACATACAGTAAGTAGTTTACTTGGAGCACCTCCGGGCTTTGTTGGTTACGATGATTCAAATCTTGGTGGCGGTAAACTAATATCAGATGTATCAAAGCATCCTTACAGTGTGTTATTATTTGATGAAATTGAAAAAGCACATCCTGATGTTGCAAATATATTCTTACAGATGATGGACGAAGGTAAGATCACAGGGTCAAATGGTAAAATAGTTGATGTTAAGAACTGTGTCATAATACTAACGTCAAACTTAGGCGCAAGAGATAACGAAAACAACAGCATTGGTTTTGGTCAAGAGCTAACAAAAACAGGTAGCGAAGACAAAGCAGTTAAAGACTTCTTCAAGCCGGAGTTACGTAACAGATTAGACTTGATTGTAAAGTTTAAGTCACTCGAACCATTGGCAATCAAAAAAATTGTTGCTAAATTTATAAATGAACTACGTGGTAGTTTACGAAATAAGAATATAAACATTATTGTTACTGAACCATTGGTTGATCACTTAGTCGAAGTAGGATATGATCCAAAGATGGGTGCAAGACCTCTAGGACGTAAGATTGATGAGCTTATCAAAGTACCATTGAGTAAGAAGATACTGTTTGAAAAATTGGAGAACTGTCATCTAACATGTGACTTGTTTATCAAAGGCAAGAAACGTAGAGTCAGTTTCAAGTCGCAACCAAAAACCACAGTCAGTGGTGGTGAAGTTGATGCAAATGGTATTGTAGTAGTAAA